CAGGTTATTCAACTATACATAGAAGGGCAAAGAGTAGATATGTTTTCTGATGAGTCTGTTAATATAACACAGACCATTCAGAACGTAAAAGACATTAGTAAAATATTTACAGACTTTAGTAAGACATTTACTTTGCCTGCTTCAAAGACTAACAACAAGATATTTGAACACTACTACAATTTTAATATAGTAGATGGCTTTGATGCTAGAACTAAGAAGAACTCGTATATTGAATTAAATCACAAGCCTTTTAAAAAAGGAAAGATAAAACTAGAAGGCGTAGACTTAAAAGATAACAAGCCTTACGCTTATAGAATTACATTCTTTGGGAATACAGTAGACTTAAAAGACTTATTAGGAGAGGACAACTTAGCTTCATTAGATTGGCTTAATAACTTCAATAAACCATATTCACCCAGTGCAGTAAGAACAGGACTAACAACAGGATATGGATTTTATGTAGATAGTACAGGTTATTCAGAGGGATTAATTACTCCTTTAATTACTCACACTACAAGGTTGTATTATAATAGTGATAGTTCAGACCACNCTGAATATCCTGATATTAATGGGGGTAATTTATATCCTCACGGNTCACACCATCACGGAGTATATTATGAAGAACTGAAATACGCTATAAGAATACATATCATAATAAGAGCCATCTCTAAGGCTTATGGGATAGTATTTAGCAATGACTTTTTCAATATTTCAAATGCGCCCTATCACAATTTGTATATGTGGTTGCATAGAAAAAAGGGCAGAGCGTTTGATAGTGGCGAGGTAACATATCAGATTAGAAACTTCCCTATTGATGATGGTCTATCAATGACCAAGATTTCATCATCACTTGANACNTTANACGTATTTGGTGTGATTGGTAATACTATGNNATATATCCTAAGAGTTAATACCACAACAACTAATCCATATACTATAATAATCAAAAAGGGAGGGGAGGTATTTGCAAAAGTATATAATTCAGTAGGAGGAACAAAAACTATAAGTGGATATTTGAGTGATTCATTAGCAGGATATACTGTATTTATAAAGACAAACAACGCAATGTCAGTTACTTCTGTACAATGGGAATTAACAGATACAGACCTATCAGAATCACACACTTATACGTCAGGTTCTAATAGCATTCCATTAACACAAGAATTTATAATCACAGAGCAGATACCTGAAATGAAGGTAATAGACTTTCTTACAGGCTTATTTAAGATGTTTAACTTGACTGCATTTGAAAGAGATGGTACTATTATAGTACAGACATTAGATAGTTTCTATGCTGATTCTACTACTACTTGGGATATTAGTCAGTATATGGATATTAATGAGAGTTCTTCTGATGTAGAATTACCATACAAAAGAATAGACTTTAAGTATGAAGGATTAGGAACTAAGTTAGCTAAACAACACGAGCAATCAAACTTATCAGGATGGGGAACTACTAAGTTTGACGATGGGGAAAATTTAGATGCAGGTAATGGTATATATAGTGTGTCAGCACCATTTGAGCATATGAAGTATGAAAGATTAATTGACTCATTTACAGATGTTGTAAAAACCCCACAAGTAGGATGGTTTGTAGATGACAACAATGACCCTTACTTTGATAAACCTCTACTAACATATGCAGTAAAAGTAACAGGAGATAGTATTAGATTCTTAAATACAGAAGAAGGAGCAGGNGGTACATTCACAGACNNAACAAGNTATTATATACCATCAAATAGTNTTGCTTTAAATAGTGCTACATCTACTGCTAATATCAATTATAACTCAGAGTTTAATGAGTACACCTTTGAAAATGATTTTACAGGTACACTATTCCAAACATATTATAGTGATTATATATCAGATGTATTTAATCTGAAAAGGAGATTAATAAAAGTGAAGGCTTACTTACCTATAAAATTCTTAGTTAATTATACACTAGCAGACACTATTAGAATAGGCACAAGCATTTACATAATAAATAGTATTACCACAGATTTGACTACAGGAGAGAGCAGTTTAGAGTTACTAAATAAATTATAACCAATGTTACAAAGCATAGTAGAATTACTGCGAATAGTAAAAGGAGAAACTGAATATATCAGGATTGCTCAGGGGAAATACTATTTGCCTAATAATTTAAAAGGTGCATTTAATCAAATAAAAACAGAAATAAGATGGCGCAAACAAGGGTAGTTACATTACTTGTAGAAACAGAGAAAGCACAAAAGAATGTAGAGGCTTTAAATAAAGATCTAGAAACAACTAATGATAGGCTAGAGGATGTATCGGAAGGATCTAAGAAAGTAGAAGATAATTTTGATGGTGTTACTGATGCTGCTGATAAATTAACAGGAGGTGCTATCTCAGGTTTCAAGGGAATGATTACATCAATTAAAGGTGCAGTCACAGGTCTTAAAACTATGAAAGGTGCTTTAATTGCAACAGGTATTGGTGCTTTTGTTGTGGTGCTTGGATCTCTTGCTGCTGCATTTACATCCTCAGAAGAAGGTCAAAACAAGTTTAATCGTATTATGAAACAAATCGGCGTTGTGGTCGGTAATGTTAAAGATGCGGTAGCTGAATTTGGAGAGGGTTTATTCGCTCTAGGAGGTGCTTTAAAGAAAGTATTATCGGGAGATATAAAAGGTGCTTTAGATCAGGCAGGAAGTGCTTTTGATGGATTCTCTGAAAAGGTTAAAAATTTTAAACAAGAGACATTAGCTGAATTAGGAGTAGCGGATCAAATAAGCAACAAATTAGAAGCTGCTAATAAATTACAAAGAGAGTTAATTGTAGATAGAGCGCAAGCAGACCAAGATCGTGCAAGATTACTTGAACAAGCTATTAATAAGGAAGAGTTTTCAATAGAACAGAGAATTGGATTTCTACAACAGGCATCAAAGATAGAGGAGGGTATTACAAATAGAGAGGTTGAACTTGCTCAATTAAGATTAGATGCAAAGATTTTAGAAAATTCCTTATCTAAGTCTACAACAGAGGATCTAGAAGAGGAAGCAAGACTAAAATCTGAGGTAACAATATTAGAGACTAATAGACTTAATAAACAAAGAGAGGTAACAAGTCAGATATTAGGATTATACAATGAAGAGATGGCTGCTCGTAAAGAGAGAGATGCAGAGGCTAATACGTTTGCTTTACAAATAGAAAAAGACGAAGCTGAAAGGAAAAAGGTACAAAAGGAAAATAAAATAAAAGAAGAGGAAGAGGAGAAAACAAGGGCAAACCAAAATATGAAAGACGGATTAGCTAGATTACAATATGAGGCTAATCAGAAAGTTGCTATTGCTCAATTTGTAGCAGATGCAGAAAGATCTATCAGAGCAGCTAATATAGATAATGCAGCGTCAGGTTTTGCTTTATTAGGAAGTCTTGCAGGAAAAAACAGGGCATTACAAGCAGCAGCTTTAATTGGAGAGAGTGCAGCAGGTGTCGCAAAAACAATTGTTAATACACAAACATCTAATGCGGCTACAATCGCACAAGGTGCAGCTTTAGCAATACCAACAGCAGGAGCATCTGTTGCAGCAGCATCGGCTTTAGTTGCTTCTAATAATATAAGTGCGGGAATTGCAATTGCGTCTAACATAGCGGCTACTGCAAAAGGATTAAGTGCTTTAAAAGCAGGGGGATCTCCAAAAGGAGGAGCAGTAAATGGAGTTAGAGGAGGGGGAAGTTCTAATGCAGCTTTGCCTACACCACAAGCACCATCTTTTAATGTAGTAGGTACATCAGGAACTAATCAGTTAGCAGAAAGCATAGCAGGACAATCTAAACAACCTATAAAAGCCTATGTAGTATCTAGTGATGTAAGTACTGCTCAGAGTTTAGATAGAAATATTATAGAGGGAGCATCAATTTAAAATACAAAATACAAACTAACATACGTTATATAAATATGAAAATAGTAGAACTTATTTTAGACGAGAATGAAGACCTAGCAGGAATAGAAGCTATCTCAGTAGTTGAGAGTCCTGCAATAGAAGAGGATTTTGTTGCTTTAAAAGCTGAAGAGATTAAACTTGCTGAGGTAAACAAAGAGAAGCGTATTCTGATGGGTGCTTTATTAATTCCTAACAAGCCTATATACAGACGTAATGGAGAGGATGAGTACTATATATATTTTTCTAAAGATACTGTATTAAAAGCCTCTCAAAAGTATTTAATGGCAGGTAATCAGAACAACTCTACTATGGAGCATCAATACGAGTTACAAGGATTATCATTAGTAGAATCTTGGATTATAGAAGATGAGGTACACGACAAGTCTAGAAAGTATGGTATGGAATTACCTATTGGTACTTGGATGGGTGCAGTTAAGGTAAACAATGATGATGTTTGGGAGAACTATGTAAAGACTGGCAAGGTAAAAGGGTTCAGCATAGAAGGCTACTTTGCGGATAAGATGGAAAGACCTAAGGATTCTGTAGGTATGTCAAAGGAGGAGCAGGAGGCGTTAGAAAAAATAGAGCAATTAAAGGCTTTATTCAAAAAAAAAAGTTTGAACTAGAGTCATATAGTGATTATCCTAAGTCTGCTAGTAACAATGCAAAGCGAGCGTTAGACTGGGTAGATAAAAATGGATGGGGGTCTTGTGGAGAGGCTACAGGTAAAGCTAGAGCCAATCAATTAGCAAAAGGCGAACCNATAAGCAGAGATACTATNGCAAGGATGGCAAGTTTTAAGAGACACCAACAACATAAAAACGTTCCTTACTCAGAAGGTTGTGGAGGTCTTATGTGGGATGCTTGGGGAGGAACATCAGGAGTAGAATGGGCAATTAATAAACTAAAAGAAATAGATGAATAAGCAAGATAAGACACCAAGCTATACAAGTCCCAAAGGAAGCAGCAGGGGATGTCTATGCAAAGATGAGAACACCTACTCTAGAAAGTGTTGTGATGGTTCTTTATGGGCGCAAGGAATAGGAAACATATATCGTAAATCTTAAACGAAAATGCAAAATTTTAATTATTAACCGTTATATAAATATGAAAAACCCATTAGAGATGCTAAAAGAAATTAAAAGCGTTCTAGGTATTGAGTTATCTGAGGAGAAAGTAGAGCAATCTACAGAAACAAAGTTAGCACAAATGACCCTAGAGAATGGTACTATCATTGAAGCAGAAGAGTTCGCNCCNGAATTTGAAGTGTTTATCGTAACTGAGGAGGATAAAATNGCCTTACCAGTTGGAGAATATTCTTTAGAGGATGGAATGGTTCTTATTGTAGAGTCTGAAGGTATCATTAAAGAGATTAAAGAAGCTACTGCTGAGGAAGAAGTGGTAGAAGAAGAAGTAGAAGCAGCAGAGGAAGAAATGTCTTATGCTACTAAAGAAGAATTATCTGAGGTTAAAGCAATGATTGAGGAAATCAAAGCTATGATTAAAGATAANGAAGAAATGGCTGCCGTAGAGGAGCAAGTAAAAGAGGAACTATCCTCACAACCTGCTGCTGCACCATTAAAGCACAATCCTGAGGCTAACGTACAAACCAAGAAAATGGTATTTGGTAACAACAGACCACAGTCTATTCAGGACAGAGTATTTGCAAGAATATCTAACATTCAAAAATAAAATAAACTAAATAAAAATGGCTACAACAACCGACATTACAACTACATACGCAGGCAGTTTTGCAAATGAATATATTGCTGCTGCGTTATTATCAGGTGCTACCTTAAACAATGGTGGTATCACAGTTAAACCAAACGTAAAGTACAAAGAAGTAATCAAGAAAGTTGCTACTGATTCTAACGTAATCAAAGACGCATCTTGTGATTTTACAGATACTGCTACNGTTACTTTAACNGANAGAATCTTACAACCTGAGGAGTTCCAAGTNAACCTTGAGTTATGTAAAAAAGACTTCCGTTCTGACTGGGAGGCTGCACAAATGGGAATNTCTACATTTGACAACTTACCTCCTGCTTTCTCTGACTTCNTAGTTGCNCACGTTGCAGGATTAGTTGCTGAGAAAACTGAAAACACTATTTGGAAAGGTGTTAATGCTAACGCAGGAGAGTTTGACGGATTNGTNACTAAAATGACTGCTGATGCTGACGTAATTGATGTAGTAGGAACTTCTGTAACTGCTGCTAACGTAATCGCTGAGTTAGGTAAAGTAGTAGATGCTATCCCTTCTGCATTATACGGAAAAGAGGATTTATACTTATATGTTTCTCAAAACGTAGCTAGAGCCTATGTAAGAGCATTAGGAGGATTTGCTGCTGCAGGATTAGGAGCAAACGGTGTAAACGCTGAGGGAACTCAATGGTGGAACAACGGAGCATTATCTTTTGATGGTGTTAAAATCTTTGTTGCTAATGGATTAGCTGATAACTACATCGTAGCTGCTGAAAAATCTAACTTATTCTTTGGTACTGGTTTATTATCTGACCACAACGAGGTTAAAG